GTCGACGACAAGGGGCTTTATGTCGGCGCCCGCATCATCGACCCGCGTGCCTGGGCGAAGGTGACGGGCGGCGTCTACAAGGGGTACTCGATCGGCGGGCGCGTCACGGGACGCGATCCGGCCGACCGCTCCGTCATCACGGGGCTGACGCTAACCGAGATCAGTCTCGTCGACCGCCCGGCCAATCCCGAGGCGGTATTCGATTGCTGGAAAGCCGAAGGAGGGCAACACATGGCCGAAGCGGCCGCGGGCGCGAACCCGCCCGTGCAGATCTGGCATTGCGGCGTCGCCGCGCACCGTCACCTGGTGAAGGTCGAGGCGATACGCTGCGTCGAGAAGCGCGGCGGTGGCGGCGGGGATGACGGGGCGGGAGCGGGCGGGGATTTCGCCGATCCCGGATACCAGCCGGATGGCGAGAAACGCTATCCGCTCGATACCGAGGCGCATGTGCGCGCGGCCTGGGCGTATATACACCAGCCCGACAGCGCCGACCGATATACCGAGCCGCAGCTCGCCCATATCAAGGCGCGCATCGTCGCCGCGTGGCAGGAGAAGGTCGACCCGGCGGGGCCGCCGGGGTACGGGACTGGGGCCAAGGCGGCGACCGGTCCGCTGCGCAAGGATCTGGGGCGGATCGGGCAGATCATCGGCGACCTCGAATGGCTGTGCGGGTTTTTGCACGGCATGGCCGGCGAGGGCGGCGAGCCGCCGGCGGGCGACGACGACCAGAAGGGCGCGCGGCCGGGTGAGCTGATGAAGGCGCTCGCCGGCGAGATCGTGCCGCGGCTCGATGCGCTCGCGAAACGGGTCGAGGACATCGCCGCGACCCCCTTGCCGCCGCAAACCGCCGGGCGTGGGTATGCCGGGATTACGAAGCGCGGAGATGGCGGGGGGTATGGCGACGACGTCGTGACCGCGCTGTCGCGGATGAGCGACGAGGAACGCACGCTCGCGCTGATCAAGGCGGCGCACGCGAACCCGATCCGGCCGGCGGGGGTGGTGCGGGGATAGGCCCGACCCGACCCACCGCTTCGTCATTCCCGCGAAGGCGGGAATCCAGGGCGAGCAACGGTGTGGTTGCCCCTGGACCCCCGCCTTCGCGGGGGCGACCAGTTGAGAAGAAATGACAGTGAGACCCAAACCCGCCCTTCCGGCGGGTTTTTTGTTGCCACCTCCCAAAGGGAGTTTTCGATGAATCCGACACAAGACACGCTCGATCTGGTCAAGGGCGCGCTGCGCTCGCCTGACGACCGGATCGCCAAGACGATCTCGACGGGGACCGGCCTCGTCGCGTTCGATTTGCAGGCGCCGGCGAAGAATCTGTACCCATTCGTGACGCCCATCCGCAATGTTATCCCGCGGGTCGGCGGCGGCACCGGCACGGCGACCAACTGGCGCCAGGTGACGGCGTTGGTCGGGTCGGGTTACGACGCGATGGGGTGGGTCCCGGAAGGGCAGCGCTCGGCGCAGATGTCGTATACGACCGCGACCAAATCGGCGACCTATGTGACGATCGGCGAGGAGGACGCCGCGACCTACGAGGCGATCAGCGCCGGCCGGGGTTTTGAGGACATCCAGTCACGGATGACGTTTCGCCTCCTCCAAAAGATGATGCTGAAGGAGGAGATGGCGATCCTCGGCGGCAACGCGTCGCTGCAGCTCGGCACGCCGGCGACGCCGGTGCTGTCGGCCTCTGGATCGGGCGGGACGCTGCCGGCGACGACCTATTTCGTGAAGGTCGTCGGGATGACGCTCGAGGGTTATCAGAATTCGAGCCTCGCCGGCGGGGTCGCGACGACGAAGCCGATCACCGGGGCGGACGGTCACTCGTATACGCTCTCGGGCGGGTCGTCGAACATCAGCGCCGAGGCGAGCCAGGCGGTGACTTCGGGGCAGACGCTGTTCTGTACCGTCGCCGCCTTGCAGGGCGCGGTTGCTTACGGGTGGTATATCGGCACCGCGACCGGGGCCGAGACGCTGCAGGCGATCACCTCGATCAACTCGGCCGCCTTCTCGGCGCCGCTCGCGGGCAGCATGCAGGCGCAGTCGGCGATCACCGCCGACAACTCGGCCAACCCGAGCTATGCCTATGACGGGTTGCTGACGAGCGCGTTCAAATCGGGCTCCAACGCCTATGTCGCGACGCAGGCGACGGGCACCGCCGGCACCGGAACGCCGCTGACGGCGTCTGGACGCGGCTCGGTGGTCGAGATCGACACGATGTTCCAGACGATGTGGAACAATTTCGAGCTGAGCCCGACGGTGCTCTACGTCAACGTGCAGGAGCTGAAGAACATCACCGACAAGGTGCTGTCGAACGCCTCGGCGCCGCTGTTGCGGTATGAGGTGAGCGCGGATGGAAATGCCTATGACCTCGCCGCGGCGGGCGCGGTGTCGTTCTACTTCAACCCGTTCGCGCTGAACGGCGGGTTGCGCATCCCGATCCGCATCCACCCGCGCGTTCCCCCGGGCACGATCGTCGGCTGGGCCGAGAACCTGCCGATCCAGTACCAGTCGAGCGAAGTGCCCAACGTCGCCGAGGTCAAGACGCGGCAGGACTACTACCAGATCGATTGGCCGGTGGTGACCCGGCAGCGCCAGGTCGGCGTCTATGCCGAGGAGGTGCTGGCCGTTTACGCGCCGTTTGCGATGGGCGTCATCACCAACATCGGCAACGGCTGATCGCATATTCACCACGGAGAACACAGAGGCCGCAGAGAGCGTTTTTTCCTCTGCGACCTCTGTGCCTTTGTGGTGAACCCTTCAAGGGGACTCAATGAAAGCAAAACGTTCGCCGCCCTCCAAGGAGGCTGTCGCGGTGCGGCATCCGGATGCGCGAGCCTGCTCGGTTGGCGGTGAAGTGTTTGTCGCCGACAAGGATGGGGTGTTTTGGGTGCCGCGTGAGGCGGTCGCGGTGCTGCGGGGGCATGGGTTCGTTCCGGTCGAAAAATCGGCGGAGTAAAGCGATGGCGTTTGGCGATCTGACGACGCTCGGTGACGTCAAGGCGTGGCTGCAGACCGGGCAGAACCCGTTTCCCGATACCGACGACACGCTGCTGAGCAATCTGGTGACGGCGGCGAGCCAATTCGTCCAGACCTGGCTTGGGCGACCGATCGCGCAGGGCGATTGGGTCGAGGTGCGAGACGGGACCGGGGGGCAGCGGATGGGTTTTGCCAATAGTCCGGTCTCGGCCGTGCTGTCGTTGACGATCGATGGGATCGACATCCCGCCCGTGCCGGAGGGCAGCAGCTTTGCCGCCGGCTATGTGTTCTCGCCGACGGAGCTGGTGGTGCGCGGGTATGCATTCACCCGGCGGGCGCAGAATGTGATGGTGACCTATACGGCCGGGTACGCGGCGACGCCGCCCGAGCTGGCGCAGGCGTGCATCGGGCTGGTGTGCCAGCGCTATCGCGAGCGCACCCGCACCGGCGAAGTGTCGAAGGCGCTCGGCGGCGGCGAGACGGTCACCTATTCCCAGAAAGACATGAGCGACGACATCAAGACGATCCTGTCGCGCTATCAGGCGGTCGCGCCGGTGTCGGGGTTTGCCAGGCGGCTCGCCGGGACCGCGACCGATCCGGCGATGTTGGCGGCGGCACTGTAATGGGCGCGACGATCGAAGGCGGCGACACGCTCGCCACCCGGCTCGAGGCGATGCCCGACAAGCTGGCGGTGGCGCTGCGCGAGGAAGCGGGGCGACTCGGCGATGAATTGCGGGCGACGGTCGTGCGCAACCTCAGCGGCGGCGTGTTGCAGCAGCGGACGGGGCGGCTCGCCGGGAGCATCGATGTGTCGGTCGAGCAGAACGGCGCGGCGGTGTCGGCGAAGCTCGGCACCGATGTGCCGTATGCGGCGATCCATGAGTATGGCGGGATGATCCCGGCGCGCGAGATCTTGCCGCAAAGCGCGCGGGCGCTGGCGTTTCCGTGGCAGGGACGGGTGCGGTTCTTCAAGCGCGTCGAGCTCCCGCCGGTGCAGATGCCGGAGCGGTCGTTCCTGCGCTCGGCGCTCGCCGAGATGGAGCCGGAGATCCGGTCCGCGATGGCGGCGGCGGTGAGCCGGGCGGTGACGGCATGATCAGCCGCGAGCCGATCTATGCGGCGCTGTTCGCGCTGGCCGCGACGGCGGGCGGGTTCGTCACCACCGAGCGGCGGCTCCGGCACTGGAGCGAGGTCGCGCCAGCCGAGCAGCCTGCGCTGTTTCTGAGCCAGAAATCGGAGACCGCGGCGGTGCAGGCGCTCGGCGCGCCGACGGTGTGGACGCTGTCGGTCGACCTTTATGTCTATGTGCATTCGAGCGACCCGTATCGGGCGCCGGCGACGGTGCTGAACCCGCTGCTCGACGCGGTCGAGGCGGCGCTGCTGCCGGACCCGGTGACCGGGGTGCAGAATCTCGGGCTGCCGAGCATGGTCCAGCACGCCTATCTCGCCGGCAAGATCGCGACCGACGAGGGCGTGCTCGGCGACCAGGCGATCGCGATCGTGCCCGTCGAAATCCTCTGCGTTTCATAGGA